AAAGTGGAGCGAGCCCTGCGAGAGGTAGGGTTTTCCGGCTCCCAGGCCAAGGCTTTTATGGCCAAAGGCTACGGCGCAGTTTCACCGCGAGAGGCGGATGCCGACGACGCATTGCAATCCCTGAAATCACTTATTGATCGACTGTAAGGAGCCTCTCATGGCTGTTGAAAAGAAAGATATCGAAGACGTTGCCGAAGCCTTGGGCAAGAAGTTTGACGAGTTCAAGGAAAAGAACGACAAGCGCATTGACGGCCTGGAAGCCGAGAAGGGCAAGCTGTCCGGCCAGGTCGATACCCTGAATGAAAAGCTGGGCGAGCTGGACGAACTCAAAGGCGCGCTGGAAAAAGAGCTGGCTGACCTCAAGCGCCCGGACGGTACTGGCACTAAGGCTGCTGGCGAGCACAAAACGGCGTTCCTTCAGTTCGTGCGCAAAGGCGTTGACAGCGGCCTGGGCGATCTGCAAGCCAAGGCTTTGCAAATCGGCACCGAGGCTGATGGTGGTTACGCGGTTCCCGAGGAAATGGACCGCACTATCATCGAACTGCTGAAAGATGCTTCGCCAATGCGCCAAGTGTGCAATCAGATCACCGTAGGCTCGCCGGATTACAAGCGGCTGGTGAGTCTGGGTGGCGCGGGTTCCGGCTGGGTTGGCGAGACCGACGCCCGTCCGGCCACCGGAACGCCGACCTTGGGTCAGATCTCTGCCTTCATGGGTGAGATCTACTCCAATCCCCAGGCCACCCAGACCAGCCTGGACGATATCTTCTTCAACGCCGAGGCCTGGCTGAACAGTGAAGTCGCCCGCGAGTTTTCCGAGAAGGAAGGTAGCGCCTTCCTGTTGGGCAACGGCGTGAACAAGCCGAAAGGCCTGCTGGCCTACCCGCTGCTCACCACAGGTGACGACACCCGCGCGTTCGGCAGCCTGCAAAAGCTCGTATCAGGCATCGCCGGCGGCTTCAACGGCGACAAGTTGATTGACCTGATCCACTCCTTGAAAGCCGGTTACCGCGCCAATGGCAAGTTCATGATGGGCAACCTGACCGTCGCCTACGCTCGCAAGCTGAAGGATAGCGAGGGTAACTATCTGTGGCGCCCCGGCCTGGAAGCGGGCGTGCTGTCTACGCTGTTGGGCTACGGCATCGTCGAGAACGAAGACATGCCGGATGTAGCCGCTGATGCCAACGCTATAGCGTTCGGCGATTACAAGCGCGCCTACACCATCGTGGACCGCATCGGCACCCGTGTGTTGCGCGACCCCTACACCAACAAGCCTTATGTCGGCTTCTACACCACCAAGCGCGTCGGCGGCATGCTGGTCGACTCCCAAGCTGTAAAAGTCCTGACCCTCAGCGCGTGATAGCGGCGGGCGTCTTTGGACGCCCGATCCTCTGGAGATCGTTATGCCTAAGATTCTTGTTACCCAGGCCTTTCCCTTCGCGGTTGAAGGCAATCACGTAGTGCAAGTCGAGACCGGCGAGCAGGAGGTATCTGATCGCTGCGCCCTGGTTGCGGTTGATCACTTGAATGTCGCCACGTATCTCGGTGAGCGACCGCTGCCTGATCTGCGTATGGACGGTCCGACCATCCTCGAGTTTATCGAGGCTGGTTACCCGGCGATCAATTACCCGCCTGAGGGTTATGCCTCCCGCAGCTCTCAGGAAGAGATCGATGCAGCCATCAAGGCCCAGAAGGAACTGGAAGACTTCGCTGATCCGCTCAAAATGACAGTACCCAAGTTGAAGGATTGGCTCACCGCCAAAGGCATCGAATTTGACGCGGGCGCGAACAAGGAAGCGCTGCAGGCCCTGGTCCCAGCCGATGCTTGATATAGCCATCGTCAAAGCTCACCTGCGCGTGGATGGCGACGATGACGACGCATTGATCCAGGCTTATGTCGATGCGGCATTCAGCGCTTTCACGGCCTGGACCAATCGCACTTTGGTCAACCCTGGCGACGCGCTCCCCGATCCGGTTGGCAGCGCGATGCTGCCGACCAAAGCAGTGGAGCAGGGCGCTCTGCTGCTGGTCGGGCACTGGTATGCAAATCGCGAATCGGCGGTGGTGGGTGTGACAGCTGCCGAGCTGCCGCAATCCACCAATGCGCTTTGGCATCCATACCGTTGGGTGAATGTATGAGAGCTGGCCCCCTGCGTCACCGCTGTTCGCTGCAGAAGAACCAGCGCGCCCCGGATGGCATGGGCGGCGGCGCGATGGCCTGGATCGAGCTGCGCAAGGTTTGGACTGAAATCACCATGCCCACCGGCCGTACGCAGGTTGTGGCTCAGCAGATCACTGCTGATGTGACTGCCGAGATCCGCTGCCGACCCGCTGCGGATCTGGTGGCGGGCCTGCGCCTGGTGCACAAGGGCACCACGTACAAGATCGAGGCCGCGTTGCTCGATAACGCGAACAGCATGCTACGACTGCTTTGCTCGAACGTAACCAATCCCTGAGGTACTGACATGGCCCGGCGTTCCAAGGGTGATTTCAAGCTGCGCGGTCTTCTGCGCCGTATCGGCAACCAGATGGAAAGTGACCTACGCCCGGCGATGGTCCAGGCCGCCAACCTGGTGCTGGCTACGCAGCAGGAGCTGATACCCGTTGACGATGGCGATGCCAGGAACACGCTGAAGGCGTTCGTTTCCAAGAGCGGCCTTGACGCGCAGATAGGGATTCGAGGAAAGCGCGATAACCGTAAAGTTTTCTATGTCGTCTTCCTCGAGCGCGGGACCAAGCAGTATCAGCGCGGCAACACTGTAGTTGCGCCCCGTCCGGCGCATCCCTGGCTTCGGCCTTCAATTGACCTGAATCGTGATGACATTGCCCGCCTGATCAAGGCGGCCATTGCCAGCACGCTGTCGCGTGCCGCACAGGAGGCGCGATGAGTGACCCGACGCTGGCGTTACAAAAGGCGCTCTATGCGCGGTTATCGGCTTCTCTTTCCTGCCCGGTCTACGACGATGTGCCGGAAGAGGCAGTGCCGCCATACGCGACCTTTGACCGTGAGTTTTCACGCAACACCACGCCGATATCGGGCAAGGACCGGCAGAACCGACTGTTCTACCTGTCCGTCTGGAGCAATTACCCGGGCCAGGCCGAAGTAAAACGGATCATGGCCGAGATCTATGCCGCGCTGAACGAGCAGCCGCTGGCGCTTGAGGTTGGCAGGGTCATTTCTGCCCGCGTTACGCGATCCGACAGCACGCGGGAGCCAGACGGTCGGACCTACATGGGCAGCGTCACCCTGCAAATCATCACCCAGCACTGATATTGCCGAGCAACACCAGCACCCGCCATTGAGCGGGTTTTTTCGTTTCATCCGCGCCCTGGAGGGCAACATGGCTATTAAAACTTCTGCCGGTATCACGCTCAAGATCGGGCCGGCGCATAACGTTACCTATGGCGAAGACACTGCAGGCCGAACCGCAGCAGTCACCGCGCTGAAAGCGCTCATCTACAAGGAAATCGGCGAAGTCGAGGACGCGGGCGAGCTGGGCGATGAGGCCTCGACCGCTGACTTCACCGCCCTGGCCAACCGCCGTAAACGCAAAGTGAAGGGCACCTTCGACGCAGGCACCCAGCAAGTCACCCTCGGTGAGGATCCAGCGGACGAAGGCCAGGAAGCCATCAAGGTGGCACTGGCCAGTGATTCGAATTTCGCCGTCATGATGGATTACGGCGACGGCACTGCCGACTACTACCTGGTCCAGGTGCTGAGCTTCCGCAAGCAGATCGGCAGTGCCGACTCCATCCGCAAGGCTTCGGTGTCGCTGGCGATCAACTCCGCGATCTACGAAGACAAGCCGTAACCCGCCAGGGGCTTCGGCCCCGGCATCGCCCTCATTCCACTCCTGAACCACTCAGATCCTCAAGGTAAAATCACATGTCCAAGACTGACCACGGCACCGTTGAAGCAATCGTTGGCGATAACTCGTACACCCTGGCCTTCAAACTGAAGGCCGTGAAGCGCATCGAGCGAGTGTTCGGCGGCATCCTGCCTGCCATGCAAGAAGTGCAGAAATTCAACCTGGGCGCCATTACCCAAGTCATTGCAGCCGGCGCTGACCTGGCGCTGAAACCCAAGGAAGTCGAAGCCCTCGAGGAAGAAATTTACGCCGCAGGCATCATCAGCGTGACCCCGCCGCTGATTGAATTTTTGTCAGCGCTGCTGAATCCAGCGGCTAAGGCTGCCGAACAGATCGACGCTGCCGCTGACTCGGCGAAAGGCGCAAAAAAGTAAATCGGCCTGAAAATGGTAGCTATGTCGACGAGTTGTTCGGCATAGCGACCGGCTGCCTCGGCTGGCCGCCCAGCGAGGCCTGGAATACGCCCGTGCCCGAGATCCTGATGGCTTGGGATGCGAAGGTCGAGTTTTTACGCACCACCAACCCCTTCGGTTCAGGCGGCAAGAAGGCGGGGCCGCCGCCACCGCCCGAAAACGAAAGCCAGGACGAAAAGCGAGAACGCATCAGAGCGCAGATGAATGCTTTCAAGGCGCGCAGCCATGGGTAACGGTTAAAAACGGCGCCGTTGGCGTCGTTTTGATAATCTCGGATTTTTCAAGAGGGATTTCACATGAAATGGATTGCACTTGCGGCGTCTGCGCTGCTTTGTGGTTGCGCGGCGACACCGAACGATTTCACCGATTTTGAGAAGATCCAGGCGTCCAAGGTCAACCTGTACGAGCTGGGCGAGAACGCCCCTGCACATAAGGCTTTGGGCAAGGTAGAAAGCAATTCCTGCGACAGCAAAACTACGGCTCGGTATGCCGGTAGCCGGGAAGAGGCGGAACTGGTCCTGAAGCTTGAGGCTGTGCGCCGTGGTGGCGACATGGTCATTGGCTATAGCTGCTCGACTAAGGCTGTCGACTGGGTGAGCAACTGCTGGGCATCCCAGCGCTGCGAAGGAATGGCCGCAAAAGCCAACTGATAAAGAATTTTGAATAAACCCACTTCGGTGGGTTTTTTTTCGCCCGGAGAAAATACATGGCAGGTCAAGAAGTCCAGGGGATGCTGATCCGCCTTGAAGCTACGACGGCGCAGCTTCGTCAGGAGATGTCCCGGGCGGACGCAACTGTAGCGCAGGTTTCCGGGCGGATAGATTCGCAGCTTGGCCGCGTCGACACAGCGTTTGATCGGGTTGGGCAGAGTGCTCGAGCCGCCGGCGACATGGTCAAGACAGCTCTTGCCGGTGCTGTCAGCGCTGCGGGCCTGAGCGAATTGCTGCGGCACGCAGAGGCCTACACCACTGTTTCTAACCGGCTGAAGCTGGTCACCTCCAGCGCCCAAGAGTTTACTGCCGCCCAACGCGCCGTGTTCGATATTGCCCAGCGTTCTGGCCAGCCACTGACAACCACGGCAGAACTGTATCAACGGATCGCCACGAACCAGAAAGAGCTGAAGCTTTCCGGCCAAGGTGTGGCCGGGATCGTTGAGACCATCGCGAAAACGATGGTCATCAGTGGATCTTCGACGGAATCAGCGAATGCCGCGTTGATCCAGCTTGGTCAGGCGTTTGCGTCTGGTGTGCTGCGTGGCGAAGAACTGAACAGCGTCATGGAGCAGGCCCCGGCGCTCGCCCAGGCAATCGCCAAGGGGATGGGCGTGTCTGTGGGCGCTCTCCGCTCGCTCGGCGCGGCGGGGCAACTTACCGCCGATTCTGTGGTGAAGGCGCTGCAGGCCCAAGCCACCGCCGTGAACGAGCAGTTCGGCAGAATGCAGAACACCGTCAGCACGGGCATGACCCGCCTGGACAACTCGGCCACCAACCTGATCGGCAAGTTCGACCAGGCGACGAGCACCAGTGCGCGACTTTCCGATGTTCTGACAGGCATGGCGAAAACCCTGGATTCGGTGTCGGCGGACAGCACGTCGTTTGCGGATACCGTTGAGCGCGTCTCGAACGTGGCTGAAACTCTGGCAGTGGTGATCGGGGCTCGCCTGGCTGTATCCGTGGGGCAGGGTGCAATTGCGTTTGTTGCCGCTACGAAAGCGTCCATTGAGCAGACTGCCGCCCTTGTTCGGGCGACGGTCGCTGCTGACGCTGCTCTGGTAGCCGACGCTGCCAGCGCCAAGCAGGCCATGCTGACTGCCGCCGCGCGGCAAGTGGATGCAAAAGCCTTGCTCGAGCGCGCCAATGTGGAACTCGCGACGGCCGAACAGAAAGTAGCGGCCGATCGCATGCGCCAAGCCAGTGAGGTCGGAAACCTGCAGGCTGTTCAGGCCGCGCTTGTCGCCGAGCGCGCGCTCGAGCAGCAGCGCCTCCGCGCGCAGATCACTGACACCGGTCGTGCTCAATCCGTTGCGCGTCTGGCCGAGCTGCGCCAGTCCGAAGTGTTGATCATCAACCAGGTAAAAGCTGCCGAGCTCGTTTTGGCAGAGACCACTGTTGCAACGTCCGCCGAAATTCAGGCCGCCTACAAACTCAGGGCGGCCGCTGCGGCTGGATATGCTGAAACTGCGCTTGCGGCCAATCAGGCAATCGCCCTTTCCGATAAGGCAACCGCCGCCGCTGGCGCTACGTCGAGATCCGTTGGCGCTATGTCAGCGGCGGGAAGCGGCCTTTTAGGTATCCTGACTGGGCCTGTTGGCCTTATCGCCACGGCTGGCTTGGTTGCGCTTTCCTTCTTCCATTTTGGTAGCGCCGCAGATACTGCAACGCAATCGTTGATCGATCAGCACGCCACCATCGACGAGTCGATAAAGAAATACGGCGAACTTGGCGCGGCTACTCAGCGAGTTCAAAGGCTCACCTGGATTGATCAGCAAAAAGAAGCGCTCAAAGAGGCCAGCAGTGCGCTGGACGATTACACCTACAAGGTCGAGCGGGGCATTGTCTTTCCTGACGCGGATGCCGAAAAATTCCGTGCAATGATCGATGAAGTGAAGAGCGGCAAGCGCGAGCTCAGCAGCGTCACCTCTTGGATTGAGTCAACGATAAAGCTCTATCCTGAGTCCGAAAAGGCCTTGGCCAAGCTGACTCAGACCTACGATGACAGCACCAAGAAAGCTGGCGATCTTGGCAAGGTTCTCGGTGTAGTAACTGCTGAGTCTGATGGCGCCACCAAGGCCACCACAGGCCTGACGGCAGCTCAACAAGCATCGTCCGGACAAAGCGCCGCGAATGTCGCTGCATGGGATAAGTACTATTCCCAGCTCATCAAAACGCGCGATCTACTGGGTGCCAATACCGAGGCTGAAGCCGCGTACACCGCCGCAAGAATGGGAGCTACGCCGGCCCAGATCGCCGCCGCCAAGCTGATCGGCGAACAGACTGACACGCTGAAGGCCTACCAGGAGGCGATCAAGCAGAGCAACGAAGTCGAGAAAGCCGCTCTCAAAATCAAGCTGGCCTCGCTTTATGCGGCCGAAGATGCGCAGAACGAGGCCGCTGCCGCCCAGAAAAAGGCGTTGGAAGACACCGCCAAGGCTGCCGAGGCGAGCGCGGGCCGCCAGGTCACCGCGATGCAGCAGGTCATTGATCAGACGCTGCGGGTCGTGAATGGGCAGAACCTGCTGTTGGTCCAGCCTCAGCAGCACCAAAACTTGTCGGGTGCGTCCCTTCTTACGTTCGGCGGCGCAACGCCAACGGTGCCGGTCGTGCCCAAGGCTTCGCCCGACGAGCGCGCGACGGCCGCTATTGCCCAGCTCGACGCAACCACCGAAGCCAACAAGCGTGTCGATAAAGCGGCGAACGCCGCCGCCGCCGCGCTCAAGGCCCAGGCCAAAGCGCTGGACGACCTGCTGGCCAAGTCCGGTATCACCACACAATCCGCCAATGACATGGCCGATGCGTACCTGAGTGGCGCCGATAACGTCCGGGCAATGACGATCCAGCAGAAGATCGAAGAAGAATTGCTCAAGACCGGCGCCGGAGCGCGCGACAAGGTCACCAAAGCCATTAACGACATGCAGGATGCGGAGGACCGCCGGGATGTTGCCAAAGCGGCTGCCGCGATGCAGGTCGAAGTCGATCAACTGATGGCGCAGGCCAGGGCAACTTTGCAAGGGGCTGCTGCTGTTGAGGCGTACAACGTCCAGAAAGCGATGCAAACGGAGCTGACAGGGAAAAATATTTCTGTCGGCAGCAAGGAGTACGCACAGCTTCTCAAACAGACAAAGGCTCAGCAGGATGCCAATAAGGCCCTGGATCAGGCGAACAAGGCGCGGGACATCGTTGATCGACTGAACCCCCAGATCAAGCTGTTGCGCGATTACCGGGAAGAACAGGAAGCGCTCGGCAAAGCCATGGAGCTCGATGCGGATAATATCGGCCTCTATCAGGACGCACTGAAAAAGCTGGGCAAGGAGTATGAGGACAACCAGTCGAAGCTGACCATCTGGGGAAAGCTCACCGACGATGCTTTGAACCGCATTGACGAAGCTTTCGTCGATATGTGGAAAAACATCGGGCATGGCTTCTCTGACTTCAAGACCAGCCTGATCGACAGCTTCAAGCAGATGCTTGCCGAGCTGGCGAATGCTGCGATCACGAAGCCGATCATGATCAGCTTCATCAACTCCGTTACCGGCTCGAACAAGGCCGGTGGCATCGGTGAAGTCCTCGGGCAGATTGGCAACAACATTCAGTCGTCCGGCAACATCGGCATAAGCGGTAGCGCCGCGCAGGGTGGCGCCGGGGTTATGCTCGACGACGCTGGCAACATCGTTAATTACAGCGGCACGGCATATAGCATCGCGTCCTCGAACTTCGGTGGAGCGGTGGCTCAGGGCTTCAACTCGGGTGGCTTCAGTGGGGCCTACAACGGCGCAAGTAATTATCTGTCCGAGTCGTTTAGCGGCACCCAGGGCGGTGCCGGCGTCATGCTCGACAATAGTGGAAACATCGTCGACGGAAGTAGCTTGGTGGGGAAGGGTGCCAATTACGGCCCATACTTGGCCGCCATCGCTGGCGCTCTGCAGGGCTACCAAAATGCAGGCGTAAAAGGCGCAGTGGGTGGCGCGGCCGGTGGTTACGCGGGCTACCAGGCAGGCGCAATGGTCGGTTCGTACTTCGGGCCAATCGGCACCGCCATTGGGGCGGCCATCGGTGCGGCGCTGGGCGCTACGCTGGGCGGTAAGCTTTTCGGTACTGGCTGGGTCACGACTCAATCAGGTCTGGAACTCGGCGTTGAAGACAACCAGGTCAGCGCACAGCAGTACCAGTATCAGAAGAAATCCAAAGCCCTGTTCATGGGCACAAAGCGCCGCTACAAATACAGCGAGGTCTCCGACCAGCAACAGCAAATGCTCGATGACGCTTACGACACCACTCAGCAGCAAGTCATCGACGTTGTTGCCGCCATTGGTGTCGCTGCGGACGAGGGCACTTTCGCCGGGCTGGACATTGCAAAACAGAAAATCTCTACTCAGGGTCAGACTGACGAGCAGATCCAGGCGGCTATTGTGGCCTGGTTCGATAACGCCGCTGACCAGATGGTCCAGTACCTGGATAAGGGAACCGAAGGTTTCGGTTACTCGTTTAAAGAGCTGGCGCAGCGGGTGAATGTGTTTACCGCATTCAACGCCACGCTGGACACGGTCAACCAGAAAACCATGGCGCTCAGCGCGCACAACATGGAACTGGCCAACGCCATGGTCGAGGCGTCCGGGGGCATTGAGCAATACACGGCGAACGCCGCGGCTTATTCGCAGAACTTCCTGAGCGCAACGGAGCAGGCCGACAAATCCATTGCTGCGGTGCGTCAACAGTTCAAAAATATTGGCATCGAGCTGCCGGAAACCCGCAAGGCCTATAGCGACATGCTCGAGGCCCTGGACCTGACCACTGAAACCGGTCAGGAAATGTTTGTAAAGTTGACCCAAGGCGCCACAAACGCTGCCAACGTCTACCAGATCCTCGAACAGCGGCAGCAGGCCTATTACGCCGCGTTCTATAGCTCTGCAGAAAACGGCGCCCGGTCCCTTGCCGAGATAACCAAGCAGTTCAAGGACGCCGGTATAGCCCTTCCAGCAACCAGGGCGGGTTATCGGGCGATGGTCGACGGCATCGACCAAACCACCGAGTCTGGCAAGAAACTTTACGAGAGCATGATTGCCTTGGCCGGATCGGCAGACACCTTGTACACCGCGCAGGAAGGCGTGGTTAAGGCCCAGCAGGATCTGGTCGCGAGCGTCGTCAACAACGCAATGAGCGCGTTATCCAAGGCTGTCAGTACCGAGAAAAACAACCTTACTGAGGCCTACAACGCCCGCGTCAGCTCTCTGAACGACATGGCATCTACAGCGCAGTCGAGCATTTCCGAGCTTACGACCACCGGCACAGCGCTGGAAAACGCGCTGAAATCACTCAACGGCACCTCCGACACCACCGTCAAGATGCTGCGCGCCCAGGCCAAGGCAACGCTCCAGAACGCGTTGGCCACGGCCCAGGGCGGCGGCTCGCTGTCGGGTTTTGCTGGTCTTGATGATGCGCTGTCGGCGGTCAGCAGTAACAGCACCGATATGTACGGGTCGCTGGAAGATTTCACCCGTGAGCAGGGCCGTACGGCGAACGTGGTCGCCCAGTTGAATGCCATCAATGGTGCGCAATTGACTACTGAGCAGCAATTGCTCAAGAGCATTCAGGGGCAGATATCCGACGCGAAGATCCAGTTCGACGCCCAGATGGAAATACTCGATGCGCAGCTCGACACGGCCCAGAAACAACTGGATGCGTTGAACGGAGTCGACAACTCGGTGTTGAGCGTTGCGGATGCGCTGAAGGCGTTCAACGCGTCGGTACAGGCGGCTATCGCTGCCGCCGCCGCTGCAGCGAAACCTGTCGCGTCAACCGGCGGCAGCTATACCGGCGGCACTGGGAGCGCTGGCGCGCCGAGCTACAACGATATCAATGCCATCTATAACAGTGTGCTCGGGCGTGATGCTGATGCGGCAGGGGCGGTTTATTGGGGCGGTCAGGCCGGTTCTATGACGGCTGCGCAATTGGCTGCGGCGATCAAAGCGGACGCTGTCGCGAACGGCGAAATCAAAGGCTATGCCTCGGGTGGATTTCACTCGGGCGGCCTGCGCCTGGTCGGCGAAAACGGGCCTGAGCTGGAAGTCACCGGCCCATCACGGATCTACAACGCCAGCCAGACGGCCGCCATGCTGAACGGCGGCGACGATAACGCGGCGCTATTGGCCGAGATTCGAGAGCTGCGCGCCGAGAATCAGCGCGGACAGTTCCAGATCGCCAAGTACAGCCAGAAGGTGGCGCAGCTGCTGGAGAAATTCGACAACGAAGGCATGCCACAGGAGCGGGATTACGCATGAGGCTCATCAAACCGGTGGAGATCACCGAGGCGAAGCTGATCAGCAGCAACGTCCCCGAAAGCGATTATCCGGCCTGGTCGGCGACGGCCACTTACGCCATCGCGGCCCGGGTGCTGTTGAACCACAACATCTGGGAGGCGTTGGCGGCGGTGCCCGCTGGCGTCAAACCAGGTGAGGAGGTTGTAACGGTAACGGCCCCGGCCAAGTGGCAGCTGATCGGTGCCGATAATCGCTGGCGGATGTTCGACGCCAAGGTCGAATCGCTGACCACGAACGCCGATAAGATCACTGTCCGGCTGCGGCCTGGCGCCGTGGTCAACTCGCTGGCGATGTTCAATGTCGCCGGGCGCACGGTAACCGTCACCATGGTGGATCCGGTGGAGGGTGAGAAGTACCGGCGAGTCATCAGCCTTGTCGATGGCGGCGTCACCAACTGGTACGACTATTTCTTTTCCGAGATCGACGTCCGCACAGACTTTGTGCTGCTGGACATGCCCGCCTACGGCTCTGCTGACGTCCTGGTGACGGTAGACGCCGGATCAGGCACGGCGGCGGTGGGCCACATCGTAGTCGGCGCGTGGAAGAAACTCGGTGATGCGCTGTATGGCAGCTCTGTCGGTATCAACGATTACAGCCGAAAGTCAACGGATGACTTCGGCAACACCACAATTATTCCGCGCTCGTACTCAAACCGGGCCGAGTTCGACATTGCATTGGAAACGTCACAGGCGGCGAAGATTCGGCGCTTGTTGGCTGAAATGCGCTCCACGCCAATAGTTTGGATCGGTGAGGAAACTTACGAATCTACGATTCTTTTCGGCTTCTACAAAGACTTCAACATAGTTCTGGCGGGGCCGAAGTTGTCTTCGGGAACAATCACTGTCGAAGGGCTTGTGTAGCTGTTCCAGCATTTGAATATTAAATCTTGAAGGAATTAACTTATGGCGACTCCAGTGATTGCCGCGCTTCCTCTTGCCCCGACGCGCGGTGACGGCCCCGACGATTATATGGTTGAGGCTGACGAATTTACCGCCGCTTTGACGCCGTTCAGCATCCAGGTGAACACGGCAGTAAGCTGGATGGCCGACACCCTGGCCGCGAGCCTGGACTATAAGAACGCCGCCGCCGGTAGCGCCACGGCGGCGGCAGGCTCAGCTGCGGCCGCTGCGGCAAGTGCGTCAGCAGCCACTACTAACGGCGCTGCTCAGGTTGCACTGGCGACAACCCAGGCCAACAACGCTGCGGCCAGTGCTGGGCAGGCGCAGATTGCTGCCGCCGCTGCCGGGTCCGCTGCCGGGCTCCCCAGTTTCACCGGCAAGGATCAGTACGATGTGCTGCGCATCAATGCCGCCAAGAATGGCGTTGAATGGGGTAAGGTTGGGCAGTCGGTAGGGGATACTCTGGTAACCGCTCGCGCACCTGACGCTACATACGTTTTGGGTGGGAGAGCTACTTATTTGAAATCAGCTTATCCAGATTTAGCTGCCCTTCTTGGTACAGTGGCCGACACTGATCGGACTACGATTACCGTCGCGTATATGAATGCATCCTTTCCTGGTGACCAAATTGGACAGCAGCAGGCGGTGGCTGTTTATGGCGGCTTGATAATTGCACTTTGCGTTAACGTTGCGTTTTGTTACACCTCTTCAGACAACGGCGTAACTTGGACCAGACGTGCAACACCGTTCTCTAACGGTAGAAGCATAGCGGTTCTCAACGGTCTTTTTGTCGTTACGTTGGCTGCAAACGCTGTAGGTTACGTGTATTCAACTACCGATGGAATAACTTGGACTCAGCGGACGTTCGCAGGCGGCACTACTGTTGACAACCCATATATAGGAGTTGTTGCTGGTTTGTTTGTCATACCCATCAGCGGCAACTCCCGCATGCAGACGTCCCCTGATGGTATCAATTGGACGCAACGGACCACTTTCCCCGCTACAGGAATTTCAGGGCTACTAAACATAAATGGTAATCTCATAGCGTTTACCGGCGGTACAAACTATAGCCTGTCAACCGACGGTATTAATTGGATTACTTATTCAAGTGGGGCAAACATTCAGCAAATATTGTTTTATAATGGTTTGTATTATGGGGCTGACTCCACTAGTGGAGTGTTATATACCAAGTCTACGCTTGCTAATAGTTTAGCATGGACCGCCGTAGGTAAAATCTTTGTTGACCCAGCTACTGGTAACGCAGAAACAATGTCAACAGTAGGTGCTTGCGGGGTAACCAGCTCTGGCGATGCTATTATTTTTAACAGTGGGTCCGCTCGTTCTATTGTCAGCAATGATGGCGGTCTTACATGGTCCAGTAAGACCACTCCTGCAATATTTAATATACCTCTGGTGCTCTCAAATAAATTTATCTTTTTTCAGCAGGCTGCGCAACCCATAGCATACACCCTGCCTCTTAGAACCTATGACCCAGCGACCAGCTTCATAACTTCAAAAACTGTTGCTCAGCCGCTTCCATTGCTAACGTACATGAAAGGGAAATTAGTATGATCACGGTCTACCAGTGGGGTGATAACGGGCTGTACGTCAGCAGTGTGGAGATCGAGGAAACTGATCCGTTTCCGGAGAACGCCACCCCTGCCAAGCCGCCCAAGCTGACCGGCACCCAGGTCGCCCAGTGGCAGGGCGAATGGGTAAAGCTGTCAGCCGCGCCTGAGCCACCACCGGCGCCAACCCCAGACTGGCCCAGCCTTATCGCCGCCCGCCGCTACACGGCAGAGATGGCCGGGACGGTTGTACAGGGCATGGCCATCGCCACCGACGACCGCAGCCAGGGCCTGATCACCGGCGCCGCTCTGGCCGCGATGCTGGATGCCAATTACACGATCAAGTGGAAGACCGCAGAGGGCTTCGTCGAACTTACCGGTGCTCAGATCATCGGCGTTGCGTCGGCGGTCCGTGCGTATGTGCAAGCCTGCTTCGACCGCGAGGCCGATCTGCTCGCCGCCGTGGCTGACGGGACGATAACCGAGGCCATACTCGATGAGGGCTGGCCAGCCTGACCCGACTACAAATTTCAGCTACCCCGACCGCCTTGTGCGGTTTTTTTTGTGCCTGGAGAAAAGCATGGCCGTTACTGAGAAAGACCGAGACACCCTTGCCCGAACGTTGTGGGGTGAAGCCCGTGGCGAAAGCTTGGCCGGGCAGGTTGCCGTGGCCTGGACGATCCGCAACCGTGTGAACGACGGCAAGGATAAATCCTGGTGGGGCGAGGGCTACGCCGGCGTGTGCCTGGCGCCGTCGCAATTCAGCTGCTGGAACAAGAACGACCCGAACTACCCGTTCCTGTCCGGCGCCCGGGTTATCCCGTTCCGCGAACTGGCGCAGGCCCGGGGCGCTGCTGACCAGGTAATCGACGGCAAGCAGGCTGACCCAACCGGCGGCGCTACCCACTATTACGCCACGACGATGACCAAGGCCCCGGCCTGGGCGGCGAAGGCGAAGCGGACCCTGGCCCTTGGTCATCACGTCTTCTTCAAGGATGTGCCATGACGATCAAAACCATAAGCCGCTGCCTGGGCCAGGCCAGCGACGGGTCACTGTGGTTCTTCTGCAACGGCTGCAACCTGCCGCACAGCTTGAACGTTGGCGAAGGGGCCGGTCCGCGCTGGGGGTACAACGGCAACGCCGAGGCGCCGACTTTAACGCCTTCCGTCCTGTCGCGTTATGGGGTGCATGGCAAAGATGTGGTCTGCCATTCGTTCGTCACTGATGGCCGAATCCAGTACCTGGGTGACTGCACGCATGCGCTGGCAGGGCAGACTGTCGATTTGCCAAACTGGGAGGAGTCATGGGCGAATTGGTAGGGAAATTCCTAGACCCGCTGATCCTGCAGGCCTACGCGAAGGGGGAGTGGGTGCTGGCCACCGACTTCCGGTACCAGGCCGTCGACGGCTCGCTCTATACCGCGCCGCGCTACTTCATCACTGATCTGGCATCAACGCCATGGCTGGTCACGCCGCTGCTCCAAGGCATCGAGGATCGGGCCTGCGGCGTAATTCATGACCTGCTGTACTGCCAAAACGAGCTGCCCCGGCAAGAATGCGATGCGCTGTTCCGAGAGATGCTGCTGGCGCTGGGTGCTGATCGTCGCAGGGCCTGGCTGATGTACATGGGCCTGCGCATCGGCGGCGGGCGACGGTACGCCGCCTGCGCCGGCGGCATGAAGGTCGAGGATCTGGCATTTGAGTTGATGGGCGACCAGGATCGGATCGCATGGACCACGCAACTGGCAATCACGCACAAGGCGGTTCCGCAGGCCACTTAGTAGGTATGGCCGTTGGGCAGTCAGCCATGATGACGAAGCCTTGCCCGGCGCAGTTGCCGCAGTCCTCCCGCCCCAGCGCATGATCGTTACAGTGCTGGCAGCGGGTGAACACAGAAAAGTGATGCCTCTGCCACCATCGCCAGTATTCTTCGAAATTGGCCGCCTCCAGGGCTTGGGCCGCCATGTCCACCGCGAGGCGATAGCTCTCAGGATCATCGAGGCGTCGGCACATTTCCCCGTTGCGCCGACGAGTCTCCTCAACCAGGGCGAACCACTCACCATCTTTAGCCAGCCAGCGACCAAAAATTTCAGCATATGTAATTGCTCGGCTGCACCGATCATGCACGATGCTATCGCGGTCGTCTGGGTACAGCTGCCCGTTAAATCCCATTACATCCTGACGCTCTGGGCTCCAGTACAACCGACATCCTTCCAGTCGCGCCACACACCTTCCGTCACTCGCCACGATTTCATATTCGCCCGCGACGTGAAACCAGCGCGCCGCCCGCTCTTCGGAAAAGTGGCTAACTGCACCGGTGATCAGGTCGGCGAACTCCAGGCGCTCGAGCAGATCAATCAGACCTGAGGCCAGCATGGCGTCGGCCAAGTCGGCGACTTTTGTGGCCTGCTCTGTAATGTGCGTGCGCCATGAGAATTCGTCGTACAGCACGCGGCGTAATTCGGCGACGGCGGCGGCCCGGATTGGGTCGGTCATGGTGCATTCTCTATACTGTTTGGATATACAGTAGTCGAAAGCTGATATGAATGACGAGTATCAGGTGATAAGGGGTAGTTTGATTGCCCGGCCAGGACGGCAGGGCATATGGCGGAACGCCGGGAAGGGCGGTAGTGGCGGAGAAATCTTCCCCAAAACACAACCATAACTCATTGATTTTGTTAAGCGCAGGACCGATGTATAACGTCACTGAAAAATTGGTCCTTTAATGCTCTATCCTTTTGATAATAAACAGGAATATTCATAACATTGCCGCATCTCTGGACATTACGCGTTGGTAATCGGCGGCGAACTCCCGGGCCTCGACGCTGTTGCTGAGAATGCCTTCGGTGACGCTTTTGCCT